CAGGTGGTACAGGTGGTGGTGGAATCATGATGTATCATGGTGGTACATCTGGTGCTCAAGTATCAGGAGAACTAATGGACGCTGTTGGAAACGGTGGTGCTGGTGGTAATCCACCTCTTAGTAATGGGGGTAATTACGCAAGTATGGGTGGCAATGGAAATCCTGGATGTTTGCATAGAGGAACTCAAGGCACGGCATTAAATGGATTTAACTTAGGTGGTAGTGGTGGTATAAGTCCGGCTGATGCTACTTTTTACGGATTCGGTGAAGATGTTAATAAAGAAGATAGACGATCAGCTGCAGGTGGTGGAGCATATTATTTAGCTAGACCATATTCACCTATGGGTAGAAGTGCTGGTTTTGATGGTACAGCTGGAACTCTTATAGTATTAGTTAATGGATCTTATACTGGAAACGGTATGGCCATTTCACGAGGTCAAGGTGGTGCTAATATTCATGATGGTTTTGGTGGTGGTGCCGGAGGATCAGCGGGTGGTGGAATTGTTTGTGTACTAGATGATGATGGATCTGGTGGACCAACTTCTCAAGTTCCGGCTGGTGAGGGTACTAACGCATACTCAGGTGGAGTAGGTGGAGCTGGTTCAGCAATAAGAGGATCTATCGGTGGCTAAGTACTTTATACACAATGATGAACAAGAACTCACAAAAGGTCATAATCTTTTAGGTACTGTACCTTCTGGTTGGACAGTTGTAGACTATCAAAATCCCGGAGAACAGGCTGATGTTTCAGATGCAGCATTAGCTATAGAAGCTGATACAGGAGTAGGAATAATTGGAACTCCTAGTATAGTTGTACAGTTAAATTTATTTAATAGATTATATAATGAAGATGGTTCAAAAAACACAACCAATCGAACCTTACAATGGAAATGTATTGAAGTAATCTTGAGTTGGAGTTGGGAAGATATAGAAGATGCTATGGCTGATTTTGTAACAGCCAATGATGCTAACCATAATGCTTTATTAGCTGAGGATTAAGTGAGAATAGAAGATGACTTTTTAAGTCAAGAAGACTTAGATAAATTAGATAGTATTATTAGTAGTTATCATTTTCCATGGTTTTTTCAAAAAAATCAAACATGGGATGATGACCCATTTTTTTGTCATGTAATGTATTGTCTTGATATGGCTGAATCGCAGTTCTATCCACAAGTGAGTGAGATATTTAAAAAACATCTTAATTGGACTTCTATGTATAGACTAAATGTTAATTTAGTTCCGAAGATCGGTAGTACATCTAATTTTCATACGGATGTTAATGAAGAACATAATGAAGAAGTAATGACAACAGCTATCTTTTATTTGAATACAAATAATGGATATACAGAATTTGAGAGTGGAGAAAGAGTCGAATCTATAAGTAATAGATTATTAGAATTTCCGTCAAGTTGTAGACATAGAGCTACAGGACAAACAGATACAGATAAAAGAATAGTTTTAAATTTTAATTATATAAAGTAAAAATGGAAATAGAAATGTCTCACATGATTTGGAATGTTATACTAACATTAGTATTAGCACCTCTCGCTTGGTGGGTTAGAAGTACACATGATGAAATGAGAAGACAAGATATACTTCTCAATAAGACAAGAGAAGAAATAGCTAGAGATTATGTATCAAAACGCGAACTAACAGAAGATATGAACCGAATTCTCTTACAATTAGAGAAACTAAACGATAAATTAGACCGAATTCAAGAAGCTGCCGTAAAAGAATATAGACTCTAAACATTCTATTTGATATAAATAGTACTAACGAGGAATTTATATATGGCAATACCAGCAACAAAGCAACAACTCTTAGATTATTGTAAAAGACAATTAGGAGCTCCCGTAGTAGAAATCAATGTTGATGATGATCAAGCTGATGATATCTTAGACGATGCTTTACAGTTTTTTCAAGAGTACCATTATGACGGTACAATAAGAACATATCTAAAACATCAAATTACACAATCTGAAATCGATAATCAGAAAACAAATTCAAATGTAACTTCTTCAACGAGTGGTGGATCAGACAATGGTGGTACTACTTGGTTAGAGGGTAATAACTATATCGAATTGCCTGAATCTGTTATCTCGGTTGTTCGTGTACTAGATATTAGTTCAAGTACTAATAATATGTTTGATTTAAGATACCAATTAAGATTAAACGATTTATATGATTTAAACTCTACTTCTATACTTCATTACGAAATGGTACAACAACATTTAGGTATGTTAGATGATATGTTAGTCGGATCAGCGTTTATGAGACATAGTAAACATGGAAACAGACTTTATATTGATATGGATTGGACAGCTAACATAGCTGCTAGTGAATATATTGTTATTGAAGCTATCAGAAAGATGGACCCAACGACATATACAGATATCTATAATGATGTATGGTTAAAGAAGTATACAACAGCTAAACTAAAATTACAATGGGGTCAAAACTTAATTAAATTTGATGGTATCGCTTTACCAGGTGGTATAACTCTAAATGGAAGACAATTAGTAGATGATGCCAAAGAAGAAATAACACAATTAGAAGAAGAATTGAGATTAGGGTATGAACTACCTGTAATGGATATGATAGGATAGCCACAACATGGCAACAAATGTATTTTTCAATCATGCGGTAAAGACTGAACAGAATCTTGTAGAAGATTTAATCGTTGAGTCTTTAAGATTCTACGGACATAATGTATATTATTTACCCAGAAAAATAGTAAACGAAGACACTATTCTAGGTGACGCCGCTGAATCAAGTTTTGAAGATGCCTATGAGATAGAAATGTATCTTGAAGGTGTTGAAGGATTTGAAGGTGAAGGTGAATTATACTCTAAGTTTGGTATTGAAACAAGAGACTCAGCCTCATTTATCTTATCACGAAGAAGTTGGGAAAGATTCGTTTCATTAGATGCTAATCTAGCTACAGGATTGAGACCTAACGAAGGTGACTTAATATATTTCCCACTTTCAAAAAGTCTATTTGAAATTAAATTTGTAGAACACGAAAACACATTCTATCAGTTAGGTAAACTTCATACATTCAAACTTAGTTGTGATCTTTATGAATATTCTGGTGAAGACTTTAATACAAGTATTGATGAACTTGATACAGATATGGATCTCGCGACAGGTGCTATCACAACATTGACATTAGAAGACGCAGCAACTCTAAGAGACTTTGTTGTAGGTGAATCTGTATCACAACAAATTACAGAAACTATAGTTGTTTCAGGTGTTGTAGCAGCGTGGGCAGAAGATACAAACAAACTTTCAATCGGTAAGATAGAATCTAATGACACAACAAGTACATATCAGACATTCCAACTTACAGATACTTCTCAAGGTCATATACTCGCTGAGGATTCACTAGACAACGATAAGATCATTTTAAGTGGTACAGGTCAAGAAGGATACTATATTGACTTTGAAATTTATACAGCGGGTGTATCACTACCAGGTGATATAACAGATGGTACAACAGGTACAGATAGAATTCAACTTGAAACATTTACTCAAGGTTCAGGTATTTCATTAGAAACTGGTACATCTATTGATGCTACAGAATTAGATCATCTTGTACTTGAAGATAGTCTAGCATCAAGAAGAAGTGTTAATAGTTTAGGTGAAACTCAAGAAATGTCAAACGATCCTGGAGCGTTTAATTTAGACATAGAAACAGATGCTGACGGAATTATTGATTTCTCAGAATCTAATCCATTTGGAGATGCTACATAATGTTAGGTAATCATTTTTATCATTCAACTATTAAAAGAGCTGTTTCAGTATTTGGAACATTGTTTAATAACATTACAATTAAAAGAACAGACGGGAAAATTATACCTGTTCCATTAGCATATGGACCTCGTTCAAGATGGATAGCTCGTTTACAATCTTCATTAGACCCTGTATCTAAAAAGACAGCTATATCATTACCAAGAATGGGTTTCGAATTAACCTCTATTGAATATGATGGTAGTAGAAAATTAACGAAGAAAACAATGTTTAGATCAGCTGATTCTTCTAATCCACAAAAAATGAATTATCAATATTCACCAGCACCATACAATTTTGGTTTTCAACTTAGTATACTAGTTAAAAATACAGACGATGGTTTACAGATTATAGAACAAATACTACCATATTTCACACCAGATTATACAGTTTCAATTAATACTGTACCGAGTATGGGTGATAAACGAGATGTACCGATTATTTTAGATAGTGTTTCTCAAGAAGATACATACGAAGGTGATTTAGAAACAAGACAATCATTAACATATACTTTAGAATTTACTATGAAAAATTACATCTTTGGACCTGTTACAGATTCAGAGATTATCAGAACAGCTAAAGTTAGAACTTACATAGAAAAAGGGTCAGATGAAATTGTAGATACATCAACAGCGGGTAGAGTAGTTAATCAAGTAGTAACACCAATACCTTCTGATGCCGAAGTAGGTGACGATATAACATATAATGAAGTAACAGAATGGTTTGAACAACCTACAGTAACATATTCAGACGATAAAGAAAGCGATCCGAAATAACTAAATACATATTATGAGTAAAGTCGATCAAAAATTAGACGATCTCCTTGACATACAAGGAGAAATCGTACAAGCCGAAAAGAATCTACCTAGTTTAACATCTAATGATCAAGACAAAGGTAACGATTACAAATATTCGAGAGAAATCTTTTATGGTCTAGTAGAAAGAGGTCAAGATGCTATCGAAGGTATTTTAGACATAGCTAAAGAGTCAGAACATCCTAGAG